TTGGTCTGTTGGTAATGTCATACCATAAACCAATTCATGCCCAAGACAATACTTCAACCATCTTGCGCTGTGCATTGCTACTTCAAAAGAGCCCCCTTCGGTGATGAATTTACCCGGAACTTGTACACTTACATCTCTCCCAAGTCCTACAACATGAAATCTTTTGAGGTCTACCTTGGTTTCGGGTAGAGTCAAAGCAGAAGTCAAGCCTAAAAATTGGTCGGTGAGAACCGACTCGGTTGAAGTTGTGGCCGCATTATTAAATACGGTATTCACATCTATACTTGGCGTGTTGTAAGGAAGAACCTCAAAACGGTCCCCAATTGAACCTGTAGAATCAAGAGTAATATCAAGCGTTCTCGCTGTCAAAAGTTTAGGAGTAATTGTGATAATTGTTTTTGTATTTGCGCTGTCGGGCTCAAATTCTACAATAGTAAAAATTCTTCCGCTATTGTCGTAATCATCCTTAATGTTAATTGTTGAGGCAGCGTTATTACCTCTAACCAACACTAATCTTGAGCCGACTAACATACCTCTTGGGTATTCAAGAATGCCCAAGACTACGGGAGAATTAGCAGCCCCACCCGTAACTTCTAATTTACTTGTATCGTTACCATCATTAGAATCAGCAAGAAGTTTTATCGTAATTGATGACATGGCTTGTTCAATAATCATTCCTGCTTCCGTACCGAATGCTACTTCGGCAATATCTCCTTTGTAAACTGTTGATGGCATTTTTTCACCTCATGGTATTAGTTCTGCAAATGTTACTACTTCTATTTGAAATGTCATTCTAAACATGTGTTTACTTCTGTCGGATAAATCGGTTCTCGTCTTAAATACCAACCTGTCAAAACTCTCTCCGTCACCCTTTCTTTTTAGATGAATGGTTCTCCGCAACTCATTCTCAAGTGTCTGCAAGTGCTTCCTGCCCTTAACTGTTCGCAAGTCTACCGTAATATTTATGCGTGTAGTGACAAAATCATAAAACAATTCCGGTGCTTCTTCGTTATGGGCCGTTTCGTAAATTAGGACATAATCATTCTTTTGAAGGTCTATTCTCTTACCTCTTTCAGCGGTGGTTTCTGCTATGTCAATCACTATGGGTCGTAGATTTTTGGTGTTAGCCCGATTCCAACCGTCACGAATAGTATTGATTATTACATCAGTACCCTCGGTCCATGTTGCTGTCATCTAATCAGCCCCTCGTAAATTTCTCTTTCTTGGCCTCTTTTATGTCTTTTCGGTCTTTCGGAAAGATGAAACCATCTCTATATTGAAGGTCAAAATCAACATACAATGGATTATTTTGTAGCATCCTTTCATCCACTTCATCCATTATTTGCTCAACATCTTTTTCGGAAGCGGGAGAGCCGTTTACTGTTTCGTAATCCCCACCCTCGTTTTTAATAAATCCTAATGCCTGTGACTCAATGAGTTCAAATCTTTCTCTTTGGTGAATAGGCATTTGAGTGAATGTTTCCCTCAAGTCTTTTTGCATAATGTTGTCTTTTTTGTACATTTCTTGCGTTTCTGTGTGAACATAGTCGGCGGTAAAATCAAAATCAACTTGACTCATGCGAAATTTACCACCTCAATGTACCTTGGTAACACTCTCTCAATGTCAGCCTTGTACAGTTGAACTTTAGATGTGAGGTCAATATTTTGGGTTCCCTCGGGAAGTAATATACTATGGTCGTCACTCAACAATAGTTCTATGGCAACCATCTTCGTACACATATCTTCAATGGCCTTTTCCAAATATCGCTCACCGTAGATGTATGACACCTTGATAGCGTTCCATTCAAAGAAAGGATATGAATTATTGAAATAGATAATGCCCATTTCATAGTCAATCCACCAATCCCTAAGCCTACCGGAGTCACCGCTACCGCTTCCACCCTGTAGGTCTACTGAAAACCTATTTTGTAGGAATGCAGTACCTATGGTGTTGAGTGTAGTTAAGGGTGTGCCGCTAACATTTACGCATCCTGTAAAAGTTCCCCAAGATGTTACTACTCCATTTGCATCAATAACAGTTGGCGTCTTACCTGTGTACCTCAAAATATCAATTCCTACCTTAAGCAAGCCCGCATCAGCGAAACCCGCTGTATCGGAAGCGTCTGTAGTAACAACACCATTTTTGTAGATATATCCTACAGTCACAACATCGCCCGCCACAGAAGCACTATTACCCTCTACAGACTCTATTTGGTCTATTTCTAACCCCGAGGCCCCATTGAAGGCTATTGTACAAGTTTCACCGGCCTTTACAGCCCTTAGAGAAGTTATTTTGATTACTCCTGTACCATAATCAGCATTAGCAGAAGCAAAGAACTCATTGTGTATACCAACATTAGCGGTGGAACCTTCCAAAGTAAAATTTGGTACAAAGGTAACAGCGGTTTTCCCAACCCTGTCTTCTTTATTGATGAGGTCTGCCAAATTTTGAGCCGTAGTGGTTTCATCAAAATCGTTTCTCCATTCAGTAGTAGCCGTATTACCTACCACTAAACTTGCCATAGAGTTATTTCCGGGGCAGAAATATAGCGTCTTTCCTGTTAATTCGGAAATATCTGCAATTTTAATATGAGCCTCGGCTGCTCCAATTTCTCGGTAATCATTTCCTTGCCATAGTTCAAGCCTCAAAACTTGTTGTATATTACGATAAAGAAGTGGACTTGTACCAACATAATCAGTATAGTACCTTCGTCTATAAGGTTTGTATGTGTCAAAGTTGATGTATTCGGCAGCCACAACATAGGGCCTCCAAGCGTTATGAGTAAGATTGTCTATGCGGTCCTGCATTCTCAAAATATGGTCTTCAACTTTAGCCTTAGTAACACCTCTTGTTTTTCCATTACTGAATGATGCTTGATTTTGTATGTAAGCATTATCCGCCACATCATAATCGGCTGTAAGAACAATTGGACTTGTAGTGAAGGTAATTTTGACATGACCTTTACCCGCAGAATCACCCGCTACACTTGCGGCGACAGATAGAACTTCAACATCTTTATGTCCGAAAGGGTCGGCATCGCTGTAAATTTTGACCTTATCCCCTGCTTCAAAACCATGATTTCTAAAATCGGCTCCCGTGATGTAATATGCATTCACATCGGCTGTAGCACTTGCCAAAACCTCTTCTTGGGGGCCTATATCCAACAAATCGGCCACTTTTTGTGCTGTGGTATAAAACACAGCACTTGGGTCAAGCGGTCTTGTTTCGGGTTCACCGGGACTGAATATCATTGGCATCTAAATCACCTATTCTTTCTATTTAAAAAATCATTAGTAAAATTTCTTGTTGTTTCTTCATCTGCATCTTGAGGCATAAAATTGTCAATTTCATCTTGCATACTTCCAATAGCCGGTTTTTGAGTTCTTGTAAATTCGGGTAACACTCCCACAGGGGATTCATGTAATGGATTTTTTTGACCGGCGGTATTATGGGCTAAATCAAGATTTACCTCACCAAATTTACGCCTCAACATTCCTTCTATAGCAGGATGAACTGTTGCGCTTCTATCGCCACCTAAGTGACTTCGTGTATTTCGTAATTGAGGTTCTCGTTGATATATCTGCTGTTCGGGTAAAGCCTTAAGAAAATACCACGCTTTTTTGAATGCCGTATTCATAACTTTCACATCCTATTCTTTTCATCCCTATCGCCCATGTTATATTCCATAGGCTTTTCACAAGCACCGCAGGTTGCTCTCCACATAAAATGAAGGAAGCCACAATGTTTGCATCTTGTTCCGCTACCAATATTGAGAATATCCCCAATATCTTGATTTCGTATACGCTGTGTTTGTGTTACACCCTCAAGGGGTTTCTCTTCATTAAATACAACATTAGTATCGTATTGAGTGTCAAGCCTTACGCCTTGTTTTTGCGCTCGGTCTATATCTTCAAAGTCAATGTTGCGTACATCAAACCCCATACAGCCTCTCCCCTCATGCTTACTGTGTTACTACCACAATGTAATAGTTACCCAAGATAAGCACGGGGTCTGCTGCTATAATGGTAGTTCCTGCAAGACCGGTAATACCTGCTTGAATGAGGGCCTCTACGGTCGCATTCTCAAACTGTCTCGGGGCGTAAGGTCCCAAAACTGTTGCATTACCTGTCACGGCCATTGTTTCTCACCTCAAGTGCGGAAACCAATCGCCATAAATTTGCCCGCTTGTGCGGCGTCAAAATTCACAACTAAACTGTTGAGTTCAACATTTACAGGGACACCTACACCGGTGGTTCCTGTTGGAGTACAAACTACTGCGAGAACTTCACTAAAAAGTTCTCCAAGGTTATGCACATCGCCACCTGCGTAAGTTCCTGTCGCTATCAACATATTTCCGAAAACGCTTGTTCTTGTATCTACTACTACTGCCATATTATTCACTTTCCTCTATTTCTACTTCAACCACTTCTTCAGTCTCAACGGGGTTCAAGACCCCATCAACTAATTCTAAAGCCGCTGATTTTGTGGTATAACCTGTTAAGGTTACATTATTATCTTCTAACCAAGTGGTGATTTCCTTTCGGTTCCAACTCTTAGTAGGATTGCCCTCTTGTTGTACACCCTCATCATTCTCAATACTCCAAGTCTTAACAGGAAGGTAATCCCTCCAAATGTTTACCCAATCCTGTGTGACATCATGAGGAATCCAACGGATATACTCATGAGGCCCATCGGGGGCAGAAGTCCTTGGCGATGAACCAATGTAGGTTAAAGTAGGCATTAACTCCTACCTCAATTGTATAGTATCATTACTGTGGTAACATTTGCAGCACCGCTTAGGTACTGTAGAGTCGCTGTAAGACCTGTAAATGATGCTCCAACGGAAACTGCCGCTGTTCCTGCATCGCTACACATAACACTTAGAATGGCTGCTGCTCCACCACCAAGGATAATAGTTTCACCGTCTGCTCCGCCTGTGACATTAATTAATGCCATTTTTGGTGCAGGGTCGTACCCATTTGCTCCGTCTGTATTACTCGCTGTAAATGGAGTCAAAGCACCGGGGTAATCATCCGGTGAACCAAATCCATCCAACCATTCTCCTGTGTCTTGTGAACCTGCTCTTAGTTCCCAAGCACCCACAAGGGTTGCCGTTGCTGTTCCTGTCAATGTCAATTCGCTTGCCATATTTTTTTCACATCCTTAATTTTAGTTAATCCAATACCTCATTGAAGGTCACGCACACTTGCGTGGCCTCCGAAGAAAGTTGTCCATAGTTCGCCCATTGTTCGGTACATACCTTCCTGTCCGAGTCGGTTGATTGCGAATGGGTCGCCGGTTTCAATTCCGCTCTCAAAGTATTGAGTAGGGATTGCCGTGCTGAAGTAAAGGTAATCTGTGTCAAGGAAATACAGTCTGCTTAGAGTGTCCTTTTTAACATCCTTGGATGGAATGATTGGTACACCGTTGTAGGTTGCTACGATGAAACCGGCCTCAAGACCGGGTACACCCTTTACGCCGTTGTAGGTTGGTGTAACACGCTCCTCTTCCATGAAACGCTGTTGTGACTGTAGGAGTTGCTGTAGACGCATCAAAGTGTCATATCCTGTTAGAATGACCTTCGGGTTTCCACCACGCTCCCATGTCTTTTGAAACACGGAGTCCAATTGGTCCAAACTTAGGTTACGGTCTGTTCCCTTAACACCGGAGGTGCTTCCTTCCGAGAAGGCCCAAGAACTGTTTCCGCTTCGGTCAATGCTGTACATATCATCGTCACCTGCATCACCGTAGTCACCACCTGCTCCTGCCATGTCCATTGTGTCTGCGGCATTTGCGGCTCCTGCTGTTAGGCAAGTAACTCGGTCAAGCGATTCAAAGTCGTTCCCTGCTGCTGTAGTAACATCTTCAAGAAGCATTTTGTTAATGTGTTCTGCGTGATGCTTACCCATTTCCTCTTTGAGAACTTGGCGAATGTCACCGAGTCCGTCATCCTTGTCTGAGGAACATTGCTGTTTCGCTCATGTCAAAGGTGTGGACAATGGTTTTTGGCTTTGCAGCAATATGCTGAAATACAGGCTTGGTCGTTTCGGGGAGTGTTGCGTTTTCTGCAACACCTCCGCCAACGGTAAACGATGGTCGGTCAGTAATGACTCTCCATCCACTTCGCTCCCATGGCCTCTTAGGTAGGATGCTGAATGCGTTAAATTCTTGGTTAAGTTGCGACCATACTTTTCGGCCATAAATTGCTTGCCAAGTACCACCTGTGGTACTCAACATTGGGGCGTCAGCCTTTAGCAGTTCACTACCGCTGTAGGAATAACCCATTGCGTTTCCTGCGCCATAATAATAACGCTCCATGTCAGTTACTGTTCGGATGTAATCTCTTGCCATATCTTTCACTCTCCTTTATTTTCTTACTCCGCTCGGTAGGCTGTACCCGCCATTCGGTGTACTTCATCCCAAGACATTGATGCTAAGTCTTGTGTTGAAGGAATTTCTATGTTAGTTGTTCCATCTGCTTTAGCGATTGTTACGCTTTCAGTTGAAATGTTGTCAATTCTCTCGCCAAGTGATTGTAGTGACTTTTGAATTTCAGTCAATGGTCCTCTTGGGTCAAACGATTGTAGTTCAAACTTTGAAACTGCATCTTGACTTTCGCCTGTAAAACGACTTGAGAATTGCTTCTCTAAGTCATTTCGGAAAAGTTGCTCATGTGCGGCGGCCTTGTATACACCGTAAGCGGCCTCAAGTTCTGTTTCGGAAACATTACCGGCATTTACGAAGCCTTTCTTCACAGGACCAAGAGCCCCGGAAGGTGTTTTGCCACCACTTGAAGTGATTGCGTTGATTGCGCCTGTAGATGGTGAGCCGGATTCTTGACCTCGGCCTCTAACTTGTCCACCAAAGTAATCTGCTCCATCAACTGCATCGGGATTGTCAAAGCCACCCAATTGTGCCTTATTCAAATCGTCAAAGTGTTGTCGTGCTTGATTGGTATTCACACCTGCGCTCTTTAGAGTGTCTTCCATCCAATTTAGGTATTCGCTTGTAATAACATCGCTGTAATCATCACCCTTCGCAAAAGGATTTTTGTCATCTTCTTTGTCATCATCTTTCTTTTCATCTTTCTTTTCATCTTTCATATCATCACCCTCATCTTTTGAGTCACTTTCGCTATCATCTTTGCCTTCAAGGAAAGCGGGTGGTAATCCCTTCTCCATAGAGTCAAGCCTTCCTTCCAATCGGTTCAGTACACTATTCATTTGTTCCATAACATTATCGTCAGCCATGTTGGTTTCCCCCTTTAGAATACGAAATTGTGCTTCGGGGTTAATACCCTTCTCACAAATCGTGATTTCATGGAGTTCTAATTTGGAAATTTCTTGATAACTTCCGTGTTCTCGGTCGGACTTTCTTACTCTTTTGAAAGCCTGTCCACCGATTGAAAAGCCCTGTAGATTTCCTTTACGGATTTCTGCGGCTACTTCTCGGGCCTTTTCAATGTCATTTCGTAGTTCTACAACTACAAACATACCTGTGTCGTCTACTTCGGACTTCCACATTCGGCCATTAGTATCAGTATAAGAGGGAATTACGCTTCCAATTTGAATATTTGAGTGAGCGAGTTGCACATTACGGTATTCTGCCTTGTGCATATACTTCTTAAAAGCGTCATTTAGCGCACCTCTTGTAATAAGGTCGCCTTGCTTGTCTACTAACTCTACACTTGCATATCCCGCTATTACAAGGTCATTACCACTCTTAAGAATGGCGAGCCCCTCAACGGGGTTCTTTAGACGAAGTTGGCTAATCACTAATCTTGGCTACTGATGTTATGGTATATGAACTTACATCAGTCTATAGAAAGCACGGGGTCATCGTTTTCAAAGTCAAAACCGACTGACTCCCCTTCATCTGTTTGTAGTTTAGCATGTACTAACTTATGCTTACCCTTCTTATTAGCCGTCATGGGTTTCTCGGGGTCTTCGCCCGGTCTTGCTCGCATATCATAGTCGGGTAAAGTTGAATCATCCCTCAAACTTGTAGGACCTCTTGGCGACTCATCCGGTGTACCAATATCAAAACCTAAACCCTTTGGACCTGTCCAAGTCATCTTTTCTTTTGAAATTAAATCAAGAGCCCTCAAAGCAATTTTCATCGCTTTCACCATTTCGGGTTTCAAAATACGATTTTCATCATTATCATTGAGAATACCCGCTGACTCTACTTCCTCATCGTCTTCTTCATCGCTATCCTCCATTTTCAAGAGGCCATTTAACAACAAACTTGCCACGGGACTCCAAAACGGTTTGAGGCTTTCCGATAATTTGTAAGAATAGTCACTCTTGGTTAAATCGCCCATTTCGCATAAAGGATGGCTAAGATACCAATTATTGTCAAATGACTCTACAGTATATCTTATCGTATCAACGCCTTCAATCTCAATTTTAAGAATTTCACCGTTAAAATCAAGGTCATGGGTTCTAATGATAGGAGGTAAACTCTTAGTTAGTAAACTCAAAGACTCGGAACTTGCGGCTCCTTCACCGCCTCCTTCGCCCTCTATGGAATTTACTTGCACATTGAAAATATCCCGACCACCTCTTGTCTTTCTTGTAACGCTCGCAATTTTAGCATTCACAATGTCCCCTTCCTTGAATGGTTTTTCTACTCGGTTTACTGTTCCTACATCCATGTAGGGTTTACCTTTAATTTCTACAGCCCTATTACCAAGACCTTCTGCACTCAAAATAGGACCTGCCCCTATACGGTAAGTGTAAGGGCCTTCACCTCTTCTATCAAGAATTATGAAATTCAACTCTTTTTCTTCTCTAAGAATTAACCATTTAGGATGCCTTCTCTCACCCTTCATATATGTTGATTTGGAATCCCTAAGTAATATTTTTGAAGAGTCTTCCTTCAATTCATTAACTGCTCCTTCAAGTCCTTCCTCATCAGTTACTCTTGTATTGTAAGGTCCCGGAATAAACACATTTTCGTGGCTTTCAAGTTGCCCTCTCAAAATCTTTAGTCTTTCATTAGTGTCCATATCAGCAACATCTGTACCATCGTAATTTAAAATGTCCATAACATACAATTCATTTTTCTGTAGTATTGTATCTATAGTAAAATCCTTGTCACTAAGTTTAACGACATTTTCTTTTACACTTTTTGGTACACCTGCCTTTTTACCGTTTTCATTTAAGAATAATACATCATCTTCATCTTTTACAACAATGATTCTTTTTCCGTCATACCATTTTGATACAACCCAAGAATCACTAAAACCTCTAAGATGCTTAATATCTTTCAATTCAAAAATACGATGCATCGGTCTAATCGGCGGGCTCCAATCATCCTTTGTTGCCTTCATTAACAAAACATCGGGATTTAGTAATGATTGGATATAATCGTTAATTTCGGCTGTAGCAACAGAATAAGAATCATCTGCGGGTACTTCTCCCGTACCCGATAATTGTAATTGGTTAGGTTGATTTGGTGTTATACCCGGTAATGCTAATGCTTGATTTGTGACCGTTTGGCCGTGTATCATGCCTAAAGCCTCTTCCGAAACAGAATGAAGAAGAGTATTATCTACATTATTACCCACAGAAGGTTGTCCTTTACCATCAAACTCAATACCAAATGTAGGACTTGCTTCGTAACCCCAATCCATTCTACCCGAATCATACAAGTCAAAAATAGAATAACCTTCGGGGTGAGGTGCGGAAATTGGTCTTCCATGGGTCCAATCGGAAACTGCTGAAACTTCTTCTTCTATTGGAACCTCTTTTACTCCTTCTTCAGTTGCCACTTCGGGATTAAAAGTCAATATAGAGTCAAGCATATTTTGTGTCTGTCTTGTCTTCTTTTTGAAAGGTCCTACTCCTTTACCCTTAATATCGTAAACATTATTTTTTATCATACCAAGTCCATGCTCCTGCATACCCTTACCGAAATTTTGTTGTGATAACATCCTTACAATTTGTCTTGGTACTGAATGTAGGGCGTGTGATTTCCAAGCACTAATTTCGCCTTTTGTTTCTTTTTGTCCCTCTTCTAATAATCCATGATAATCTTCTTCATGGAATGGTGTAATATCAATACCACCTAAATCATCCCTATTACCGCTTGTAATAGCATTATGAAGACTCATCACTTTTAACGGAGTATTCATTTGATTTGATTGATTTATTGCCTGTCTTGCGTGTGCTTTGTGATTAGGTGTATTTGTCATATTAAGAGTTTCCAACACTTCCCCTACACTCATATTACCATCAATCATTTCTCCATGCTCATTCAAATAATTAGCAATATCAGCATGGTGATTTTGACCCACTAAACTTTCTAATGTATCTTTGACTTTATGTGAAACACCGTAATTATAGGTTGTTTGATTATGGGCTTCGTGTGGTGAAGTAAGTAACCATCTGTTTGCCATTCTCATTAATTGAGCAGAATTATGCAAAAATTTCATTTTATTTGAAGGGTCAAAAGCATCGGGCTGTTGTTCTTCTACCATTGGTTTTAGTAATTTAGCGGCTTCTGCTATAGCATTATTATCCGCTTCAAGTTTTGTAAGCATGGTCTTGGAGCGTTCCTTCCACCAATTACTTTTAGATTCTCTTGGTTGTTTATTACGGGCTAACTTTTGTTGGTCTGCTAATTTGGATTGAACTTCTTGAATTTGATTTCTATAGGATGAAATTTCTTCGGAATCCATATTACCCGTTGCTATTTCCTCTTCCATAGAATTTTCTAATTTTTCTAATTCATTCCTAAGTTCTAATTCTTGTGGTAATGGTGGTTGAAATGCCCCTTCACCTAATTTTGAAGCGACCGCTGATGATGAAATGCCCCCTATATCTTCGGCAGTAATATTACCTAATTTTTGTACCGCTTCCCCTAAAAATTGTTGTTCAGTAGCATCCAAACCGGTAAAGTCACCCTCATTCAAATATTCGGCTATAAGATGAGGGTTCCTTGTATCTAAATGTTTTACTGCTATACTAAGACCTCTATAGGCATCTAATTCTTCGGGTGTTGAAATTAATTCTCTTAAAGAAATATTATCCGGGCTTGCTGAAATTGTAGGACTCCAACCAACGAAATCTAACCATTCGTCTAAGTTACTACCTGTACTAAATGGAGCCCCACTTGATTTTAGAGAATTTAAGGTATGAACTAATTTTTTTTGCGGCTCTTCAAAAGGTTGTAATCTTCCAAGCACCGTTGCTAAGATATGAGAATTTACAGACTGTTTTTGCGAAACCTTATCCGAGGCTCCTTCACCATAAGCCCTACTTTGATAACCAAATGGATTTTCTGTAAAAGCATCATAACTTAGATGATGTCCTAACGAACCTCCTTCTAACATCTCTCTTCTTTCGGATGTAGAAAGACCTAAAGCAAAATTGGTATATTTCCCGGAAACTGAACTCAAATGGTCTGTAACATTATTTTTGAAAGTTTTACCCTCGCCTAACGGTAGTAACGCCCCATTACTGTCATGTCTTGCTAAACTAATATCATGGGGATTAATATGATAATCACTCGGTAACATAGTAGGTGTTTTACCAAAAAATGCCTTTCCATCCTTACCAAATTTTAATTCTATATCATGGGGTGCAATATAAGGAGAAAAATGTCCAAAAATATTATTTGTATTCTTATTAAGATGAAGATTTCCACCATCATCTAAACTACCCAATATAGAGTCACCGTTTTTATCGGCTAACATACTATGAATAAATTCTAAATAAGTTGATGAGTTTCTCCCTACACCCCCTGTTTCGGCAAAAGGTTGCCACCAATGAGAACCATTACCTGTAGTAAAACCATCTTCATGTTCATTCCAAAAATCTAACTTATTATCTTCGGGTTTAGGCCCAAAACGGTTTTTCTTATGGGCTAACGCATTTCTAACATTTTTCCCTACAGCCGCTTGACCGGAGTATTTTTTGGCATCTTCTATTAACTCTTCAATTTTTTCTTTAGGAATAATTGGATTTTCTAATTTACCATAGATAGGATGTTCGGGTAAATGCTCTTTTGTTTCGGGATGATAGCCCGATAGATAGTAAAGGTCTTCTGCTGAAAGAGCAACTTGATGGGGTGTCACTTCTCCCGGTCTAATATAATGATTTTTCTCCGCTTCTTTTAGAGAATCCCAAGTTTCATTTTGAGGTATTTTTGTATTTAGATGCTTTTTGAATCTCGGAAGATGATTTATTTCATCACCTTCGGATTTTGAAGGATGTTGATTTATTTGTTCAAGAATCATTTCCGTAACACTTGGCGATGATTCATTATCATCATCATACGGAAAATGTGCAAGATGATTTAATCCTGCTTGTTGAAATCTATTTACCCCATGCTTGAAATCCTTTTCATTACTCTCCCTGCGATGGTGAGTATTAGGTGTATGAACCGATTGCGACCTCATCCACCAATTCATTTCGGGTGTCATTCTTTCCATCGTATTGTAAGCAAAACGAGCCGCAGGTAGAGTATCGCCATTAGGTAGAGTAATTTTTTGATGGTCTTCATGTACACTACCCTTATCTTCAAGATGTTTCAACACGGCTGACCTTTCTTCGGGTTTTAGCCATTCCATACCCATCATATATCCTAACCAACCAAGACCTTGAGGTATTTCTTCCCCTTCGTGAAATACAGTATCATCGCCTTCCCAACCATCTGCTCTATTATTGAAATGGTCCTTTCTCATTTTTTCGTCATCGTCAATTTTTGAAAAGCCGTTGTCAAGTTTCCATCTTAAAAAATCCCTTTCATACAAATCGTGATTCGTTTTATGGGTAGTTCCGTTAAGTGAAATTCTGCCACCAAAATTGTAATTCTTTTTATTATCATCACCCATTCCGGTGTACAGTTTATTCTCACCAAGAATCAAGGGGTTTTTAGATTTAAGATAATGATTTTCCCAATCTAATTCACTCTTGGCATGTTTTTTTGATAGAGGTTCATTTTCACCACCAATAAACATACTTCTTAATAATTCACTAAATTGTCTTCTACCCGTCACGGCGTTTTTTCTAAGAAGTGGATAAAAATCTTCATCAAAAGGCGTTACTCCTTTGTAATGGGCCTTTGAATCCTTTTCTACAAAAGGCCAAACTGCGTGTCTAAAATGATGATTTTTAGTACCCACTACCTTGTCTATCCAAGGATGTTTTGAAGGTGTACTTCCAAGACCTTTCAAACCATAAAGATACATAGCCGATTTACTACCGCTACTTGCTGATTCAGCCGCTGATGTTTCAGCCACTTCGCCCTCTTCATCATTCTCTTTTCTAAGAATGAGAAGTTTTTGTGAAGCACTTTTACACATTAAAGAAAGAGAATCGGAGGGCTCGTTATCAAGATTGGAATAAGCCATCATAAATTCAGCCGCATTGCGGTCTAAATCAAAACCATCTTCTAAAGATTTAAGCAACTCATTTCTATGAAAAAGAAAGAGTTCTTTCGCATTTGACATTTTAAACACCGCTTTATTCAAGCGGTCTATATTCGGGACAAGCATTCAAATCCATGCCTTGATGTAACCTACATCCCTCACGGGTTGTGCCACCACAACGACCGCAAAGTTGTGGTGCATGGCCGCCTTCAGCGGCTTCTCTCCGCTCGGCTAAAGGGTTTGCTTTTTCTAATGATACGGGTTCTTTAGTGGACCCACCCGAATTAACCTCTCTATCAACACCGCCGCCTTCGTGTGGATTCATTTTTCCACTTAACTTATCAACACTAACTTTCTCATCCCGAGCCCCTGTGTTTTTAACATCATCAGTTTCAATGGTTTTACCATTGGTGTGATAATGGCCCGTCTTTGTTTGCCCCCCGCTTTCAGTTACCATGTGCGGATTAACATCGGTGATTTTCTCTTCTGTAAAGCCCGGTTGAGCCTTTTCTAAACGGTCTTCTACGGACTTGGCTCTATCCATTAATTTTCCCGCTTCGTAACTATTTGATTCCCATCTTGGTCGCATTATACCACCTCTACTGTTTTGTTTGTTGTAGCCATATCGTGTATATCATCCCAACTCATAGCATGAAAATCTTCATTAGTTTGAGGAAAAGAACTTCCATCATCATTCTTCAAAAATATATCATCGGCATCGCCTCTAAAACCATCGGGTAAAACATCTTCCGAAAGTGGAGTATTAACAGTAACGAAACCTGCTTTCTTCAAAATTCCCGCAGGTGAATTTAGCATCCTCTTCATCATAACATTTTCATGTTTAAGAGTCTGTAAATCATTATCCATATTTTCCATCTTACTAATAAGAGCGGTCATCAACTTTTCAGTTGTTGAAATATTATCCGACACAATTATTCACCTTGGGAAACAGGTCTTCCAAAAGTGCCGATGTGGGGTTTAAAGGATTTATTATGTCTGCTACTTGAAACAAAGCCGGGAAGAGTATTACCCGAAACTACACCCGCAGGACTTGTATCTGCTGTTTGAAATTTCCTAATTGCTCCTTCTCCGGGCATAACTCCATCCACAGATTCTTCGGCCCCTTTCAAAACCGCCGCATGAATATCTTCGGATAGATAATCTGCAAACTTTTTTACTTCATTCAAGTGAAGTTGTGCTACATTTGCATCGCCGTCTTCAAGTGCTTTTGAGAACGCTTCTGTGTGTTGCGACAACTTTCTCGCTATCGGGTCCATCTTCTTCAAATTCATACTACTCACTCTCGCTCAAGATACCCTACTTTAAGAGCCTTTAGGCCCCTCTTGGCCTTCTTGCCGATAAAAGAGCGTTTGAAACATTTTCTCCCATTGTGTTTGGCATACCTCTTTGTTGTACACTTCTCATAGGAGCCCCACTACCCAAACTTGTAGTATTTTGGGGTCTTACGGGACCTCTATTTCTTACCCCAACACCTTCGCCACCCGGCTGACCCGGTGGCATCATTGGGGGCATCATTGGTGGTCTTGCCATATTAGGAGGCATAGCACCCATTCCACCCATAGCACCCATTCCACCCGGAGGCATCATTGGGGGTCTACCCACACCACCCGGAGGCATCATTGGCATACCTCCCCCCGGAGGCATACCCGGTGGCATTCCGGGTGGCATTCCGCCCGGAGGCGGAGCCCCGCCGGGAGGCGGTGGTGGGGCAGGAGGCGGCTGTTTGTAAACGAATCTTATATCCCTTTCTCCCTCTTCCATTAGTTCGGGTTTGTAGCCTAATTGGGCCATTCTTTGAGCAAGGTTTACTTCTAATTCATCCCTTTTTAGTCTTGTAATTTCATCTTCTTCTTCGTTAGGATAGAGAGTTAATTTCCAATCATTCACTCCCATTTCTCTTAAAAGTTTAGGGAATAAAATTTCTGTAAAAATCTTCTGTCCAAATTCTACTGCTCTATTTGTAACAAGAATCTGCATACCCTCATTGTTGAGGCCACCACTCTTTCCGGCATCCATCATAAAGACATGAGAAACACCATAGAAAGATGCAATACGATTACGAATTTCATCCCTTACAGAAATATATTGCATCTCTTCTAAAGTGTCCATAAATTTAACCCAATTTACACCGCCCCTACCGCTACTTGACTCAATACCCACTCTCGGTATATGATGAGGGTCCCTCTCCATTTTTTCATCTGTAGTTTTCCAAAATGCTTTCATTGACTCAAGATTATCAGTTGTTACGCTAATGATACCCTTTGGTATTCTTCTCTTTTGATAAGCAGTATAGATGTAATTATCCATGGCCGTGAGTGTCATGGCTTGTCGCCACATCGTATTTACAGGAGCCCTACCGTATAGTTTTGAAGGATTATACTTTGAAATATGAATAACTTCTCCCGAAACATAGTATTGTGTTTTACCGCTACCTGCCATATTAACATGATGAACATCATGCATTTTTCCGCCGCAGACTTCACAATTTCCATCTTGTCCCGGTGTATTAATTTGGTCCCTATGAATAAGACAGGTCTTGTATCTACCACCTCTAACACCCCTCTTATCAGCAACTATTCTCATGAAAACGGGGTCGCCCCTAATCACTTCCTTTACCCGATAAAACGAAACCTCTTTTGTTTCGGGGTCAAGATAATACTCCTTCACAAGCACAAGGAATGAATCATCAACAATATCTAAGTCCCTCTCAATTTCTTGTAGAATTTGTAGGAAGTTCTGCTCCATACTATTATCTTGCTTTAGTAGCCATTTAACATAAGTCAATTCATCAGTATCGGGACTTCTAATTTCTCCACCGCAACTCGTACACTCTTCAATTTCATGTTGAAACTCTTCATCGCATTGAGTACACTTTGACCTAAATTTCTTTTCCCAATAATATCCCCTGCGGAAAATTTCTTGAGTTAATTTTGAAATGACAGTTCTTAGAATTAGATTTTCTTGTGAAACAGCGTAAAGAGCAGGGATAGTAATTCCTTGCGCCATTACGGGTTCTTGAATACCACTTGTCCAAAGCGGCATTGTGGGTACGGGGGTTTGTCTTCTCTTGAACGGTTTAGCCAATGCACCCAAGAATCGGCTCATTCTACCATCGTCATCTGCCATATTAGAGTCCCTCGCTAAACTTTACTACAGTTTCTTTCTCAAGACCCCATTTTGATAAAAGAGCATTGGCTTTCTTAGTATCATCTTTCCAATTTTCGTAAGATACAAGTTTTTGTAATTCCCGTTTTCTCATATTATCTACCCCGTTCAAATATGATAATACTGCCTTTGCTTGAAGACTTTTCATTTTTAAATGTGGCAATACACCATTGAGTAATTTTCTTAAATCTGCTTTTGAATTGAATAATAGACGATGTGTGGTGCGATTACTCTTTTTACTTATCCTTTGGTCTAACGCAAGAACTCCACACTCAAGTGCCTTGTTCATCTGTTCGCAATGGGCTCTTCCTCTTGACCCTGTTGCTATGAAAGATGCTCTCGGCTCTCCCCTTTCGGTAATAAAAATACTGCCATCAGCATCAAGAAAACCTGCGGCGTAAGACCAAACATTCTTTATTACAAGACCGGAGTTATCCATTTTCACAAAAGTGCCTCTCTTCACACCTTTGTAAATATCCACTTCTTCGCCATACATACTTAGCCATGAACCAAGTCTTGACGGCGTGAGTGATTTTTTAGCCACTCCTTTTTCTTGGGCTTTTTCTAATAAAATTCTACTATTCATTGGACCCATCTTTTGTAATTCTAAAGCAGAAAATTCAAGTATCGCTTTATCGGATTTAGATAAATTGTCAATTTGATGTAATGTAGTAGTCCACATTTTCTTAGCATCGGTTCTACCTTTCATAGCACCTGCCCAAGCCATTCTTTCTTCATCACCCCAACCGTCTTCATGCTCATCTAAAAGTTTCAAAGTTATATCCGCTTTTTCATAAAGGTCACAAGCCTGTATCAACGAAGTAGACCTTGTTTCGCCAAATTTTCGTAAAGCCTTAAGTTTTCTATCCGATAAACCCAACATCTTCATTATGACAAGATAATTATCGCCCCATGTCAAGGCTTTAAGAGTAGCATCCGTTTCAAGTGCTTTGAGTGTTTTAATATCATCAATCATTAAATCAATATCTTCTTTTTGATGTTTATGCTCTCTTCTCATTTTTCTCAAAGTTTTGATAATTTCATTGGCAGACTTACCCGTACTTGCCTCTATCCAACCATCACCATTAACGGGAAACGAATAAGATTTAAAAATATTTGATGTTGTAATTGATGTTGGTTTTAATTCCAAAGGTAGTGATTTTTGCTCGTAATTAGGATGTTGTGAAAGAGCCTGTATAACACTTTTCGTAAGACCATCTTCAACTTCCAAGGGAATATCGTAAACATCCCCTATCAAAGCAGACCCCCACATAAGACCACCCGTATGTCCTTACCCTAAAAACTATTCTGCCGAAGGTCCGTAAGGACCGCCTTCCCAACTTTCGGGTCTTGCAGCGGGGCCTCTATTGGGAGGTCCGAGACTTATGTTTTCTCTTGCGTCTAATTGTCCACTTGGCTCAAGTTTCCGAGGCTGTGACCTTATTATTCCGGGAATGCCTTTATTTTCCCTCTTAGGGGGTAGCCCCGAAGGAGCATCATCACCCAAGCCCAATTCAACTCTATTTCTTTCTTTTTGATATTCTTGTTCGGCTGAAAGTTTTGGTGGCCGAAGACCAATGTGGCGAGCGAAGTCTTGGCGAGCGAGGTCGTCTTCTTCTTCGGTAGGGCCTTTAGGTTCGGCCCTCTCTATTGCCCCTATCATCGCAGCGAGTTCTTCTTCGGTAGGGGCTTTAGATTCTCCGTCATCATCCCGAGGAAGAGGTGGTAAATTCTTCAAAAACGCCCAAGCCTTCTTCATACAGGGGTCAGCCGTTTTGGTAGGGGACTTCGGACCCCCCGTACCCACAACAATCACTATTCCGCTCTTTTTCTTATCTTTCTTTTCTTTTGCCATATTTTCTTCACCTTACAATGTTAAAATTGAATTATCAAAATATCCGCCTGTGGACTCTTCTACAAAGCCGCCAAGACCCGGTAGATAATCATCAAGCAAAACCACACAACCTTTGAACTCTTTAGTAGCCCAATTCGCTAACGCCAAGCCCATAGCCAAGTCATCGTGAGTACCTACTGCTTCAAGTCTACCATTTTTCTGCATACCAAATCTACTAAGTTCGGTTTCTAATTTGTGAGTAAACTCTCTACTTCTTTTATCACCATAAGGTGTTTTAATTTGTTCTTGTTCAAAGGCTAAAAGAAGTGACATAAACAAACTTTCTTTTTTTGTTCGTGTCGTCATAAAAGTTCGGATAGGAATATCTTGTCTAATTTCTTTAAGTTCAGCCTCAAACATTCTTTGGAAATTATTACCCTCAAGTTCAATCAAATCGGGCTGAAAACGACTGTTTAATAGAATCATTTGTCTTTTTTGGGCCATTGAATTAAGACCCTTTTCGTGTACAGCATGAATAACTTGTTTGATATTTGGCTCATCTTGTGGTGTACGCATTACTACCATAGCAGTATAATCAGCGTTCCTATCACTCGCAATTGCAGGGTCCCAACCAATGAAATGCTGTCCTAAGACACCCTTGTACTCTCCATCTTCATCATAATCGGAATCTGCTTTATCCAATAAAACAAGATTCTTATCCCTTGCCTTATCCAAAATAGATAGCGGAAACATACTCGCAACATCGTGAATTGGTTCACAAAGATACTCTCTTGAAAATTGTATAGCGGGCATAGCCATTCTTCTTTGTTCCAAGGCTTCTAAATTCCACCTTTCGGGCCAAAGGGGTTCTCCCTGTTCATTAATAGCGGGATAAGTTTCTACAGTATACATTTCCATTCCCTCCATTTCCGAATACAAATCATTGTAACTAAACGGTGTACCAACCATCATAAGACGGGCTGAATGATGCAATACAGGTAGTAAAACAGCGTAAAACCAATCGGCGGCTTTCTGTAGTTCACTACCTGTGGTTCCCCAAAGAATATCATCGCAAATTACAACATCGGGGTGAAACCCTCTCGCTCCTGCTCCAACTGACTTAGCCACAATACGACTACCATTAGTCATTTCAATATTAGACTTAGACCAAGGCCGACCCTTGGGTATCAAGTCATGTAGACAAGGTGTATTTTCAATTACATTCCTAATGAACCTCATGTGTTCAAGAGTCTGCTCAAGTGAATGACTGAAAACCATTACATGTGTTCCGGGAGTAAAAGCCGCTAACCAAATTCCATAGGACATAAAGAAGACTGATTTTCCATGGTCCCGGCTCGCTTTTACACAATAATATCGCTGATTTGATAATCCCTTTTCCCATTCTTTGTGATGATTACCAAAATCCACATTATAGCCCATATCCGCTACTTCGGTAAAGAAAAATTTGAAAGATTTAGCAGATTGTTTACGGTCCATATCCATAATGAACTCTTCTAACTCTTCATTATTCATCTTATCACCTATTCATCTTAAGGAAGACTTGAGAAACGAAATGGCCGACCTCATGGGGTGTCCTACCCTTCAAAATGTCGGAGTAGACATTCATGGTTTCTAAGGCAAATGATTTACCCCAAACATCATCATCATTTACATCCCATGGTCGTTGTGATAGTTGCTGTTGCGTTGGTGGTTGTCGCTCTCTCCAATTAGAATTAGGGTCATATCCCTGCGGTTCTATCGCTGCGGGTTCTCCTAATCCTTGGCCTCCCCCAAGTATTCTATTAGCAGTACTGACCGTTGCCGGTTGCCTCCCGGACATACCATGCCCCATACTTTGTAATGGCAAAACTCCCACAGGTCGGTTTTGAGTTTCGGGGTTCATTACAGCAGTTGAGAGCCCTCTTGCATCCCCCCCTCTTTGATATTTTTGATTAGGCCAAAGCACATCACCGCCTCCGTGCGGATATTGAACGGGATGCTTTACAGGAACTACTTGTTGTCGTTGTTGTTGTGGTGCTTGTGCTTGCTGATAGCCGGGAGTACCCGGTTGAGTGGGATAATTACCATAAAT